TGCGTTTTGTCCCAATGCAATATTACAAGCACCAGAAGTAATTGCATCTCCTGCCGCATTTCCAATTCCGATATTATTATGACCAGAAACATCTGCACCACCCAATGCACTTGTGCCTATTGCGACATTTTGTTCTGCACCACCATCTGTTGCAGCTAATGCAGATTGTCCGATTGCAACATTATTGTTATTTGTTGTTGCAGCACCTAATGCATCTTTACCAATAGCAACATTATCACCACCAGAGGTGAGTGCATCTGCGGCATTTGATCCTAACACAACATTATGTGTGCCTGTAACAAGACCAGCACCTAATGCAAGACAACCTATTGCAATATTATTTGAACCAGTTAGAGAAGCACCAAATGCATTTTTTCCCATTATGATATTTTCACCACCAGAAGTAATTGCATCTCCTGCAGCTTCTCCGATTGCAATATTATTTGAACCAGCAACATCTGCACCACCTAATGCTTCCGCACCGATTCCAATATTATGATCTCCGACACCATCTGATACAGCAAGTGCGGATCTTCCGATTGCAATATTATCACAATTATCAGTAGCCGCACCTAATGCGTTTATTCCCAACGCAATATTACAAGCACCAGAAGTTATTGCATCTGCTGCATTTTTTCCAATTGCAATATTAACAGCACCAGTTGTGACTCCTGCACCAAGTGCAAGTTGTCCTATTGCAACGTTATCGTCACCAGATGTAGCTGCACCTAATGCGTTTAGTCCTGCAGCGATGTTACAAGTTCCTGTTCCATCAAGTGCATCTCCGGCGGTATAATCCAGTAAAATGTTCCCATTGGTAGGAATGGAACGTAGATTGGCAATTTCTCTAGCAGCAGACATAGTTATAATCCTCGTTTATATAAAAATTCTTTGAAATAAAGTTTTCTTTATATATTTATAACTCACGTAACTTTGATACCTTCTAAACCAGTTTTTTTGTTCTTTTCTTTCTGAAATTTGTCCCAACTCATTGCACCACTTGACTTTGAAACTGGTTTCTCTTGTGGGTCAGTATTTAGTTCTTTTTGTGCATCTTCTTCCACATCATACAACTTCATCTTGGCACGATCAATACCAACCACAAAGTTACGATTTTTCACAGGGTCATTATAACGATTTTTGAGTTGTTTGACTTTGATTTGATTGTGTTTCTCAAGTTCTTCAGTAGAGATAAGTGCAAACATAAAGTCAGCAGTTGCAGGAAGTCCAAATGATTCTGAAGTATCTTCCAATCCTACATCTGAGGACATAAACCCTGTCCGATTCAACTGAGTTGCAGAGACAATAGGAATATCCTCTTCAACTGCAAGACCACGGAGTTCTTCTGCTATAGCCTTGACTACGAAATAAGAACCGGCAGAGATGTTGTTGCGATAACGAGAAGACACACAAAGATTGAGATAGTCCATGAATAATATATCTGGTACAAACCCCCTCTTGATCTTCAGTTCGTTCAACAACGCACGAAAGTTATTCACGGATGCAGTTGCAGTTGGATACTCTTTGATTATCAGTTTCCCTTTGATTTTTTCTCTGAGTTTTCCAATCTTTTTCTCGTAGGATGTTTTAGGCATTTCCTTGAGAGTGTCCATCGTCACATTCATCAGATTTGCATCTATTCTTTCTGCGATTCGTTCTTCTGCCATTTCAAGAGTGACATACAGAACATTCTTGTTTTCAGAAAGACAACTTGCAGCCATGTGACACATAAACAACGACTTACCAACACCAGTTCCAGCAAGTGCAACATTCAACGTTTTTCTTGGAAGACCACCAGTAGTAATCTTGTTGAAGTATTCCAAGTCAAACGGAATCTTTTCTTCTTTCTTACGATAGAACTGAAATCGTTCATCTGCATTGTCAATGTAATCGTGTCCGATATGAACATCAAAACTTACACCAAGTGCATCAGCAAGTATGGAAGGAATAGCATCTTTGGTTTCTTTTGTTGTTTTGTTTTCATCAAAGATTGCAATCGAATTGATTATCGCATTATAGAGTGCTTTATCTTGACAGAACTTTTCACTTTTTTCCATCAACCAATTCATATCAGTTGTCACTGTCTCGTCTTTGTAATCTTTCTCGATTGTTTCCAGTGACTCCATTGCAGATTTCAACTGTTCTTCTGCAATGTCATTCCTTCCATTTAACTCAATACCAAGAGCCTCAATAGATGGTTGCTTTGTATACTTGTCAAAATACTTTCGTATCTCTTCAAATATCAAGCGATCAGAAAATGTCGTAAAATACTCATCACGAAAAAATGGTAGTGTTTTTCTCGTATAATCTTCGTCAAAAATTAGGTTTCTTAGGATAGTGTCTTCCAGTTTTTCCATTTAGCCTTTCTTGTTAAGAACAGGTTTGCTGAAATCGTATCTTCTAGTTTTTCCATCCTCTGATTCTTCCTTTCGTCTTTCAAGTTCTTGATCTAAGATGTCAATGAATACTTCTCCGAGCATTCGTTCAAACTTCTCACCTTCTTCATCACTAAACTCTTTGTCCATCATGTCAGGTGGAATACCAATCATGTCATACTCAAAACGACATTTAGTAGAACCATCATCATTCTCTTCATCCGCCATTTGGAACTTACCATATGCAACTGTAATTCCTGCAAATGGACCTTTCTCTATGAAAACACAAGGTCTATCTTTCCCCTCTGGGTCTTCACTCATCAGACGATACGAGCTCTTCAACTGCTCCTTCGTCATCTCCACTTGTTCTTCCATAAGTATACTCCGTTTGAGTGTAATTGTCAATCTTATTCAACACTTCTTCAGTAAAGTATTTGTCAGGATTTGAGAGTATTTGTTTTCCAAAAAGTTTTGTACCATCTGATAATTCGTATCGTGTTGCAACCTTCTTGAACACTCCTGCAGCTTCTGCCATTTCCAACAAACCATAATACTTATGTAGTCCATCTTTATACGTCAACAGAACGTCAACCATCTTGTTTTCTTTAGTCATTCTGGACTTTTGCATCTTGCAGTGAATGATGTTCCCGATTACTTCTGTTCCTTCTTTCTCTTTTCTTTTGGACAGGAACACAATAGATGAAGCTGCATACTGAACAGCAGAACCACCACCCATTACCTTTTGTGGATACATAGAACCAATCTGGTCATAGACATGATTCGTTACAATGAATGGGACATTTGCTTTTGCGAGCATCAAAGTGAGAACACGAAATGCACCTTTTAAAACCTGTGCCTTTGTCATGTCACGAACCACTTTACCATCCGTCATATCACCAAGTTCCTTTTCAGTTGATAACATACCAAGTGAGTCCAGACACATCATCAAAGGTGGTCTGTCTGCTTCGTGAACCTCTGTATGTTTTTCAAGAATCTTGACTGCTTGCATACGGAACTCTTCTACAGTAGAAACAGGAATGTGAATCACTCTGTTCACATCAATTTCTCTTTCACGTAGCATATCACTTGTCAATGCAGATTCCGATTCAAAGTAAATCACTCCTGCTTTTTCGTTCATGTCCAGAAACCTCTTTACAAGTCCAAGTGTAAAGAAAGTTTTACCAGTTGCAGATTCTCCTGCGATTGCAGTGATTTTATTTGCGGGCAATCCACCATAAATTGAACCAGACAAAAGAGCGTTGAATACGTAAGAACCTGTGTCTATGAACTGTTCAACGTCACCACCAAAAATCCCATCGTCAACGAGATTTGCAAACTCATTACCAGATACTTTTGCTAATTCTTTCAGATAACTCATGTATTATTTTCCTTTTAATTTCTTAAACATTTCCCAAGTGAGGATTTTGAAATCACTCGTTTCTTCTTTTTGTTCTTCATACTCTGCCACGTTGTCTTTATCTATCACCTCCTTATCAGACAAATCGGGCATGACTGTTACAATTTTAGTGTTCTTCTTCTTTTCTGTTCTGTAATCTCTCAAAGTGATATTAGCTGCAATCACTAACACAACTGCAAGAGGATCAAAAACAAAGATGAGAAGTATGATTATCCAACGAACGGCCTCTTCAAGTTCACTCTCACTTGCATCATCATATAACATCTCAGCAATATAACGAATAGGTCCAACTTCCACTTCTGCAAGATTCAGTTTAGTTTTCAATTCATACTTCTCATCTGTCAAATCATCAATCTCTCTTTCCAGAGTATCGATTCTTGATTTCAACAATGTCGTTTCATTATCACTTTCTGCAATCTTATTCAATCCCCTTGTGACTGCACCTAGTTCAATGTATCTTTCTAACGCTTTGTCTAGTATTTCTAATCTTCCCTCATATCTCCCTATTTGTTCTTGTTTCTGTTCTGTCTTGATTTCTATTCTTTCTATTCTCTCTTCCAACAAGGCGGTTGGGTTTGATTGTTGAATATGTGCCCGTGAAAGAAACCCAAATATTCCTAGTGATGTTATGAACATCAACACCAGAACTGCAAAGATGAAATACACCTTCATCATGAATGCAGTTATTTTCCAGTTTTGAAAGGTCCAACTTGCAACGACAAGTTTTCCCACTTCCAGAACTACACCCATAATTGCAATAGCAGTAGTCGCTCCTGCAAATATTGCCATTAACCCGACAATAGAGTAATAAGCTGCAACTGTTGATATTGCAAGTGCAACAAAAAGTGTCAATAAACCGAAAAACATTAACCGAAAAAGTCCTCTAAGGTTGGTCTATCTTTGAGATTTGGTAAGTCATTCATTAGTTTACTCCAAAATATTCTAACTTTAGGTTGACCATTTACAATTTCATTTTTAACACTTTTTAGATGATTGTTTAAGTCATTGTAATTTTCTTCTTTATCCAAAGTTTCAATATAATTTGGAAATCTATTTTTTATCATTTGCAAACCACCTTTGACTTCATCCACTGTTCTAAAAGTACTACACCCACCATCAGACCCAAAATCCGTGCTGTAGAGAAATTCATCAAACTTTCCTATTTTATAACCCCTACTTAATATTTCCATATTAATTAAGATGTCCTCAACTGTACAATGAGGGTTACTGGTATAAGAAAAATCAATTTCATCAATAAACTCACTGAATATTTGACCATCAATAGAATATGCATTATAAACCCCACCACCCACATTACTACTCGCTTCTTGAGCTGGTGGCATGTATTCTAATCTTGTTCCACACAATATTATGCCTTCATCGTGTTTTTGTTCAAACGATTGTATCATATCATCATAATCAGAATCAATAAAATCTCTTTTAGATTTTTCCATATTTGATTCAAGTCCATAATATCTTCTATTCCTTCTTTTGAAGGTAATATCATCATCAATAATCATGTATCTTTTTTTACCAGCTAGACGATATATCAATTCTCTTGTTTTTGCTATTCCAATGTCATTGTCAACCACATGATATTCACAATCATAGTCATACAAATGTTTCTCCTTTTCTTGGATCACCATGACAGTAATATTTTTCCATTTTTGTGGAAGATGATTAAATGTTATTTGATTGTCGTGTCTGCCTAAAGTAGGTATGTATATTTTATCCAAAGAAATCCTCCAAAGTTGATAGTCGTTCAGTTTTCCAACCTACTGAGTTCATTACAGAGCTCATCGGTTCAATGAATGCTTTATTAAACTGTAATTCATAATCAATGTAATCCTTCAAGTCAAATTCATGTGGAAGATTGTTTAGTATCGCAATGACAGTATCTCCAACTGGATTTGGTTTTTTGAGATATGCAAACTTAATTTTTTCACCATCCTTGATTGTTGGATAGGAGTTCATCAGTTTCATCTCCTTGAGCATTTTATTGTAAATCAATGCACCCTTCACATGAATCGGAGTTCCTTTCTTGTAAAGTTGTGCTGAATCATAATACTTATCAAGACCACGAACAGACCTTGGAAAGAAGATGTCTTCTGCCTCAAGTGTAGAAAACTCTTCCTTGAACTGTTCAATATAGTTGATTGCATCATCTTCCGTTCCACTCATAATAATCTTGAAAATGTCTTTCATCTTGATTTTACAAGCAGCAGGAGTTGAGGAACGAATCGCTTCAATACCCATAATCTTCAGTTGTGGCTCTTCGTACCTCACTCCCTCTGAATCAAAGACATTCATAATATAGCGTTTTTTTGCAGTCCAAACAGCTCGGTCTGCAATGTTTTCACGTTTCATCACCATCTTCTGTTGAAATGCGTTGACATAATCAGCAAGACGGACGTAAGATTTTTCAATGATATCTTCAAGTTTATCTTCACATACCTTGTCGAGAAAGTCAATCACTTTGGTCTTGTCTTCAATCTTCTCACCAAACACTTTCTTTACCAAGTCATCCATACGAATGTAGACGGAATCAGTATCAACTGCAACAACATAATCTTTTGTTTCTTTTGGCTTGAGTAGGTCATTTAGATACTCGTTTATTTCTTTCTCAACCCAACGTATAGACAACTGACCAGATGTCGTCACTGCTTCTGCAACTCTCTGGTCAAAATAACGAAAGTGCTCGTTACCCATGGCACCGAAAGCAGAGTTGAGAGTGATCTTGAGGTTGAGTTGCATATTATGATACTTTGAGATAAGATTGTTCAAGTCATGTCTCTTCACAGGATCTTTCTCTTTCTGCAACTCTTTCTTTGTCTCAATCATCAGCTTCTTATACTTCACTCTATCATTGTAAATCTTCTCCATCATCTCTGGAAGAAAACCTTGTCTATCAGTTCGATAGAATTCATTGTTGGGAGTGTAAGTAACACCAAACTGTTTGAGAGAACTCAAGTCCAGCTCTTCAGTCAATAGACCATCCACTCTGGGATACCTATTTTTGATAGTTTGCAACTCCATCGGTAACTCTTGTGTGATAAGAGTTTCTGGTGATAGATTGTATTGCATGATGAGATGAGGATACAAACTATTCAGATCAAAGTTGACAACCCAATCATGAGCTCCAAGGATTGGGTCTTTGACAAATGCACCTTCAAATTCTGATGATTTGTGTGCAGACCGCTTTGGTGGAATGACAATACCTTTGCGAAGAAGATGATTGAATATCAGAGTGTCCCACATACGAACCTGTCCGAAGCAGTTTCCGTAGTTGACCTTGCAAAGATACGCAAGTGAAACAATCATCTCAAGGAGTTTCAGTTTACCTTCAAGACGTTCAACCAACTCCACATCTTTGATATTGTATTCAATGAACTTCTGATAGTCATTCTTATAGAGTAGATGCAACGTGCCTTGTTCAGAGTAGTCAAGTTTGCGCTCTCCTAGTTCCACACTTGCGATGTGATCAAGACGATAAGATTCTTGCGGAGAGTAGATAAACTTACGATACATCAACAAATAGTCAAGAGTTTCAACGCCCACGATTTCGTAAGCTTGAAGTTCTTTACCCCCCATTCCGTACATCGTGTACTCATTGACCTTTCTCCACGGAGACAACAAACGATATGGATTTTTGACAACATCGAAAAGACGTTTTGCACGATTGACAAGATAGGGAATATCAAATGTCTCTACGTTCCATCCTGTGAGAATATCTGGTGACTCTTTGTCCCAAATCTCAAAGAACTTTTCCAACATGGAACGTTCACTCTCAAATCGAAAATAGAAAACATCGTCCCTGTCATTGACAAACTCATCAGTGCCAAAGACATAAACTTTTTTACCAATCTTGAGAGTAATAGCTGTAACTTGTTCGTTTGCGGTTTCTATGTTTGGAAAACCATGTTCTGAACCAGTTTCAATGTCTAGGTAAGCAATACGAATCTGTGAGAAGTCGTAGTCAATGTGTTCTTCTGGAAAGTGTTCTGCAATGAAAGAGAACTCAAACTTATTATTACCATGAATCTCAAAGTTCTCAACTTCACTATACTTGCGAATGAAGTCACGACACTCTTTGATGCTACCTGGGCGAATCTCACCCATAAGTTGACCATCAAGTGTTTTGAATTTACCTTGATTGTTTTTGGCAGGAATGTAGAGAGGCGGTTTGTACTCTATACGATCTTTAAACCGCCTCCCATCACTGGAGACACCTCTGAATAGAATGTGATTTCCGATACATACAACATTTGTATAAAAACTCATTATTTGTCTAGGTTAAAGATTCTAACGTAATTCACTTCTAACTTATCTAATCTAGTATAACATAATAGAATCTGTTTGTCAATCCAATTCTTTTTAGAACTGAACTGGTGTAACATAAACAAAATCTGTAAATAACTCAACCAAATATACTTCATAATCTCCTTTCGTAATTACGAGAGAAGACCATCCTTATATTGAGTTTTTCCGTTTACTCTCAATGCCGTCATTGCTTTATTACGATTACTTCCATCTTTTCTATACGAACAATGCACCCATCCACTATGTGGATCTTTACCATCATAAAACTCAAGAATAAGTTGGTCAAAATCAAGATTGGCTTCAATCCAGTGTGCAATATCTGGATTGGATATTTTGGATGACTCAAAATCCGCCGCTTCACCATTACAATGTTGGCTCGTCCCTGAACCGCCAACCGCCTTGTTAAGTGCAGGACCACGATAGCCGCTGTTGATGCGAATGGGTCCATACTCTTCCCTGAGTGGTTGCAATATGTGATTACAGAGATTCACCAAATTGATAATGTGTTCCATAGTCGGCGTGTTGGTAAGTCCTAATCTCTCTGCTGTTGAACTTTTCGTCATTTCTTTCAATGCGAAATTTTTTGTAAGATACATTGACATTTTTTCCTAACTTTGTATAACTTCTACTGCTCTGGAATTTGGGTCAAATCTAACTTTCAAATCAATTTCAATTGGAAGAAGTTGTCCGTCTTTCATCGGAACTGGTAGTTTACCTTCCGCTGCTGCTTGAAGTGCTTCTTCAGCGGACTGATGTGGATGATTTGGGTCATCCGCAATAATTTTGTCAAGTTCTTCTTTTGCATCATCTGGTAACAAATCATCTAACATTTTACCCACATGATCTTTTGCTAAGTTCTGAGCCTTGTCAACTACTAACCCAGACACAACATTGAATAGCATTCCTGCTAATGGTAACATAAAACCCCCTCAAATAGTTAAAATAAAAAAATACCCCATCAAAGTATATATCTCTGATGGGGTTTTGAGGATTACTTATCCTTGTGGTCAATCACCTTTGAGTGATTTTTAATTGGGATAAGCCGAGGTTTCTTTTCCTCTGGAATCACTTTTTCAAGTGAAATATTCAGAAGACCATTTTGGAATTCTGCACCCCTTACAACCATATCGTCTGAAAGGGTCCATTTACGAGAAAACGCTCTTCTCGCAATTCCACGATGAACATACTTGTTGTCATCTGAGGTTTTGTCTTCTGTAGAACGGACAGTAAGTATCCCATCCGCTACTTCAACTTCAATATCATCTTCGGAAAACCCTGCAAGGGCTACCTCAATGACATAATTGTACTCATCCACTTTACGAATATTGTAAGGCGGAAAACTCTCTTGTTGTGAAGTTGGAAACGACATCAGACGATTGAACATAGAGTCAAACCCTACGGAAAGACCCATGAACTTTTCTAAGTCGCCTGCTGTGAAATGTGAATGATGTGCTAGTTGTACCATAATACCTCCTTATAAAGCAAGGTTGGTTGTAAGAAGATTCGTCCCGAAGCACACGGCAACGAATCGGTGAGATGAGATTTCCAAACTGGACAACCTCATGTAAAACTATTTATGCAATTTCTTCTAATTTAAGATTCAAAATTTCTTCATTGAAATTTTCTGAATTTTTCAATATATCTTTTCCATGTTGTGGACAAGTTATACAAGTACACTCTAACGGATGTATCTCCGTGTTCTTTTCTTTTTCTTTTTCAAACATCTGTTTGAATAATTTAAAATCAGAATAGTATTCTCTTAAATAAACTTCGAGTTGTCCATGCACATCACTATCTCCTGTGAGATACCAAACTTTAAATTTGTTATTTTTGAAAAGAATTTTTTCAATTTCTTTAGATAAATTATTTTCGTTATTGAGCTTTAATCTAACTACCAACTTCGCAATATCTTTAGGAGATAGAGGATTGTTATTTAAGTCACATAAACCAGTAAACAATCTAACCACTCTTGTAATTGCTTGAATGACTGATTCAAAATTTTTCGCAGTTGGATACTTCGCCATCAAGTCAGTGTGTTCGCTCAACCCTAATGCACCGCAAAGTGGTGGATGGTTCCATCCCCTCAACCTTTTTCTTTTCAAGACAATATTAGGGATTCCCTTGTCTTCATCATCAATGACATCTTCTACTTCATGCAATTCAAGATCATCTTTCATTTTACCACCTTGAAAAACATAATATTTATCATCAGTGTATAACGCATGATCCATCAACTTTTCGACCATATACTTTGTAACATCTTCACTTTTTACAAACTTTGCACCTATCTTGGTTTTGTCATCACTCCCGCTTAAGATAATGTTACTTCTTTTTCTTGTGTCAATCTTAACATTAAATCTTTTCAAAAGATGATCTAGTTCTTCTGATTTTTGTATGTTAAATGAATTTAAATCAGTAACATATTTGTGTGCTTTATCGATCAACTTATTATAATTCTGCAAAGTTTCTGTTTCTATACCATCATAATAAGATCCGTATAATGTGTCTTCTGACTTTGGCACGTATTTACTCAATGTTTTCATTTCCCATATTTCTTCACCACCACCATATTCAGTTTTCTTACTATAATTGTCATCTTGACTTTGAGAAAGCCCAGGAAGAACAGCTCCTTTTTTTAGTGGAACTATTTGTTTCATGTTGTATTTTGGTGTTCCATCCAATCCCATAACCAAAGAGTTAATCACAGAATCATGTTTTTGAGTACTATTAACAAGGTCTACAAGCGCTGGCATGTAAGATATTAAATCTGAATTGTCATTGACAAATGAACTTTTTGAAGAAAATTTAAGATTTATTTCATTATTAGGTGAAGATACTCCACATTCATCTAAAATAAATTTAACTAAAATTTTATGCTCTGGGTATTGATAGGAAATATTGTCAATAACAGCATCAAATAAACTTTTAGTAATTGGTTTACATCGTTTTAATTTTTTTCCTGCATTTATCAACGCTTGATTAACATTTATGACCGCACCTTTTTTTCCTCTAAAAAAGTTTTTCACTTTTTTGAGAGTTTGTATTTGTTTTCTCATCCGAGAACTACCTTCCAAATCAATGAAACATACTGGTTCTATGTTTGTCATATCTTGCAAACCATGCGATACCTGAGATTTTAAAGTTATTGAATCTGGATTTACCATAACAACCAAAGTAAAAATATCATGCTCAAATAAAACTTCTGTTATAGATGGAATGTAAGCATGAATTGCCATTGTTGACTTACCAGAATTTGGTATTGCCTCATATACTGAAAATTTTCTTGAATTTGAAACATCGTCTAAATTATAAAAACTTTTTGGTTTATCAAATTCTTTTATTGTTTCATTAAAATCATCTGCTAACAAAACGTCAACTCTCATTCTTTCATCCCAAGAACCTTTTCGGACATGATTCTGATAACTCATTTCGTAATCGTATATTAACTTTTTCTTTTCTTCAATATTCATATTGTATCTCCAAAGTGTTATAGTATAATAATATCATTTTGACAACTCATTGTCAAGTTTTTTCTTTATTTTTTTCCATCCGAACCGAATGGTAAATGCGAGTCCTCAAAGACATGGTAATCCTAATCTGGGTGTGATTAGATTTATGATTACCCAGATAGGATAAAGGCTCAATGCGATCCAAAACCATTCCATCATATAACTCTCAATCTGTCAATCACT